GCGGCTCAACTAGGAGAACAAGGCCTACGCACTCGCCTTGTAACTGATGCTTACGGAACACAACTTCCTCAACGAAGGGTTCCGCAAGACTACGAAAAATAAAGTGGTTTAACCCTTTATTTAACGTGGTGTACGGCAAAATTAGAAATACACGTTAGGTCATTTGTGCTCTCATATCGGAAAACGACCCCTAGGATAAAAGGATATAAGCATGTCTGAAACTGCAGAAGTAATGGCAGATGCTTTTGAAGCAGAAGCCAACGTAGCTCCAGTCGTAAATGTGTCGGGCGTTGACGCGCCTACTGTTGCATCTGGACTCGAGAAGGAAACGACTACTACTCAGAAGTTTTATACTGAAGAGGATTTAGCTCGTGTTCGCTCTCAAGAGAAAGACAAGGTCTACCCTCAGCTTGAAAAGTTGAAGGAAGAAGTTCTTGCTCTTAAGAAAGAAAAAGAAGAAGAAGCCGCTCGTAAAGCAGCTGATGCGCAAGCTAAGGATGCTGAACAAAAAGCTAAGTTTGAGAACGACTTGGACGCCAAGGAACTTCTTAAGCTTAAAGAACAAGAGTGGCAGGAGCAGTTGGCACGTGAGCGTCAAGAACGTGAAACGGCCTTCGCTCTTCTGGAGCGTGAAAAGACCTTTGCAGATTTGCAGGCTTATCGCCAACAGTTAATCGAACAGGAACGCGAAAGCATCATTCCTGACTTGCTGGACTTGATTCAGGGTAATACCCGCGAAGAGATTCAAGCAAGCGTGGAGGGACTAAAGTCTCGTTCTGAACGAATTCTTGAATCGGCGCAATCTGCTATGCAGAATGCCCGTAAAGAGATGCGCGGAGCAAGCACAAATGCTCCAACAGCTGGACCATTGGAAACTAATATGGAATCACGTCAGTTCACAGCGCAAGATATTGCGTCTATGTCGGTAAACGAATACGCCAAGTACAGAGATAAGCTACTGAGCGACTCTGCTCGTGGCCGTTCTCAAGGGTTCCTCGGCTAAAAACCTCAACTAAAAAAACCTACTTATAAGGAGTCAAAGCTAAATGGCATCAGGTATTACAGGTACTGGCAATCTTGCCGCTTCACCTACAGCCTACTCGGGTACAAATACCCAGCTGACTCAAGCCATTCAAACGATTTGGTCCAAGGAAATCTTGTTCCAGGCAATGCCAATTCTTCGTTTTGAACAGTTTGCAGTCAAGAAGACCGAACTAGGTGTTGCACCTGGTCTTCAAATCAACTTCATGCGTTACAACAACCTCGGCTTCGCTTCACCGCTCGTCGAAGGTGTTCGTATGCAGACCAACGCGTTGACCGCTCAACAGTTCTCAATCACTGTTGCAGAGCACGGCTACGCACTTGCAGTGTCTGAGCTCTTGCTCAACGCTTCATTCGACGACGTGATGGCTTCTGCTTCACGTTTGCTCGGTCGCAACATGGCTATCTATCTTGACCAGCTTTCACGCGACACCCTCTACTCAGCTTCTTCAACCATCTACGGTGAAGACCGCTCAAACCTCTCAGCAGTCAACAACTGGTACGCATACGGTACAGAAGGCACCAACCGTGCTTCTATGACCGGTTCATACTACTTGACACCTCGTACCATCAAGGATGCTGCAGAAACACTAGCAACCAAGAACATCCCTCGGTTGGGCGAGACCTACGTGGCCTTCGTTCACCCACACCAGTCACGTCGTCTCCGCGACATGCCTGAATTCATCGAAGTCACGAAGTACGCTGCTCCAGGTAACTTCATGCTCGGTGAAATTGGTCGCTTGTACGACACAGTCTTCATTGAGACCACTCAGGTTCTCAAGGTTGCTGGTGGCGCAGGTTCTGGCTACACCACTGACACTGCTGTTGCTAACCCAACAGTAATTCCTGGCGGAGGTTACACAACCCCTGCAACATACACAGGAAACGGCGCATCTGACCGCTACTCAGCTATCTTCATTGGAGATAACGCATTCGGTCACGCAATCTCACTTCCAGTCGAACTCCGCGATGGCGGTATCTTGGACTTCGGTCGTGAGCACGCGCTTGCTTGGTACTCAATCTTCGGTCTTGGATTGATTACTGACCAAAGCGTCGTAATTGCGGAAACAAACTAAGTAATCCGTGATAAGATTCTCCTAGTAGGTAAACCCCTACTAGGAGGTCTTACACATGGCAGTAAAAGAAAAGTGCCCGCAAGGACACAAGTACACAGAAGAAAACTCTTACATAGATAAAAGCGGTTACACACACTGCAGAACCTGTCGCCTAGAGCGAATGAGGAACCGCAGAAAAAATGAACCGAGAGTTGGAAGAGGAGTCAATAACTCCTCTAAGACTGAGTGCCCTAAGGGTCACCCTTACGATGAAGAGAACACAATTACATATAGAAAGCCTAATGGCAAAGTTGCTAGACATTGTAGAGCGTGCGAGCGCTTAAACGGTAAAGTGCAGAACGTAAAGCGCTACGGCATAACCGTAGAGCAGTTTGATTCATTACTTGAGATGCAAGATAGCAAGTGCGCCATATGCAAAGGTAAGTTCTGGGATGAGGTATCCTCGCCCCATATAGACCACGACCATAGCTGCTGTGATACGCAGATGAAGTCTTGTGGCAAATGTATAAGAGGACTTCTTTGCAGGGGCTGTAACCAAGTTCTTGGCTGTGCCAAGGACGATATCGAGACCCTAAAGGCCGCGATAAACTACTTAGGGTTAGGAACCCTAAGCTTTTAACCGAGACACTAACATGGAGGATTTAATGGCTAAAGCAAAGCCCACAGATGTAACTGGCCGTATTCGCGAGCAGATGATTGCAGACAATCAAGAAGCTATGGTCGAGCGTGCCAATGAAATGTCAATGGCTACAGCACAGGCAAAAGTAAAGCTTGATACTGAAGTTATTGATGCGACTGTCCCAGAGCGCCAAACAGTAATCGTTGATGAAGCCGTAACAGTAGGCGGAGACGAGAGCAATGTTGAGATTCGCGTAGTCCAGGACCTAGAGAACATGACTCTTGGCGCTGGTAATAACTACAACTTCAAGGCAGGACAGAAGTACAAGGTTACTAAGCACGTGGCCCAGCACCTTAAGGAAAAGGGCTACCTAGCTAATAGTTTCTAAGCATTTCTATCTTAGTGGGCGAGCCTTCGGGCTCGCCTTCTTCGTTTGCGCAGATTTTTTTACTTTTTACCGTCATTATTATATCTACCGTAGTGTAGGGAGTTTAAGTGGCTGTTCTATCTAACATACTCTCTCGAGTACGTCTAGAGCTAGGCGATTTACAGAAGAACTTCAGCTTCGCAACTACTGGCGACGGTTCCACAAAAGTATTTTCTACTGGAATTAAGCCCATCGAGCTAACTAACCTTTATGTAACAGTCAACGGTTCCCCCGTAGCTTACCCAACAGGTTACTCCGTAGAGCAAGATACTGGTATTATTACTTTTCAAATAGCGCCTGCGGCTAACGTGGCCATAACAGTTCAAGGACTTCAAGACCGTTACTTTCTTGATGAAGAGCTTACTAACTTTGTAAATGATGCTGTTAACCAGCATAGCTACAACCGCACAGATGCTTTTGGCAGCGCAATAACTATTGCCTCTATCCCACCTGTTGAAGAGTACCCAGTAGCTATCCTGGCTACTATCGAGGCTCTTTGGGCGCTTGCTACGGACGCGGCTTTTGACATCGACATTCAAGCTCCAGACGGAGTTAACATTCCCCGTTCTGAGCGCTACCGCCAGCTAAGCACAATTATTCAACAGCGCTGGGAACAGTACAAGACTCTTTGCGCACAGCTCAATGTTGGTCTATGGCGTATTGAAATGGGTACTCTTATTCGCACCTCTCGTACCACCAACAAGTACGTCCCAATTTACATGGGACAAGAGGTGGACGACTCACGCCAACCAGAGCGCGTCTACATCCACAACGACCTTACTGGACGCTCCCCACTCCCAGAATATGCTGGCATTTACGACATTCAAATCTACCAAGGCGATTCTTGGTCACAGCAATTTACCTTTCCATTTGACGTCACCAACTTGGTATTCAAGGCGCAGATTCGTACGTACCCAGACGCTCCGTCTTTGTACGCCACCTTCAACGTTGCGATTATTGACGGCCCTAACGGAATTATTCAGCTTAGCCTTGACCCCTCTTCCACCGCTTATCTTCCAGTTCGCGCGTTTTGGGACCTTCAAGCAACCGACCCATCAAACCCTAGCTTTGAGCAAACCTACGTTAAGGGACAAGTATTCGTACAACAGCAGGTGACACTTGACTAACGTATACCCTCAAACACAGCCCGTTGTCGTTACAGTAACGCCAACTACCCCACAACCAGTACAGGTTAATCAAATCTATGCTGGCGCAATAAACACCCCCGTGGTTGCTTACCACTTTGTACAAAATACTCCTTCAAGCTCTTGGGTTATCACTCATAATTTAGGGTGGATACCTAACGTTACAGTTCAAGATTCAGCTGGTAACATAGTTGAAGGAGAAATTACGTACACTAATACGAAGCAACTTACGGTCACCTTTTCATCAGCGTTTAGCGGAAACGCGTACCTTTCTTAAGGAGAGTAGATGTCCCGTAAATTTTTAACACCGATTGATTTAACGAAGAACGAGCTTCAAAACGCTCGTATTCAAAATCTTGCATCGGCACCGTCATCTCCAGTAACAGGACAAATCTACTACGACACTACCCTCAACGGCCTGTACATCTACAACGGTACCGCCTGGGCACTTGCTGGCGGCGTATCTTCGGGCACTCTTTCCGCACGCCCAGCAGCTACGGCAGTGGCCTCAGGCTCTTTCTATTATGCAACTGATACCTATGTTATCTACTACTCAAACGGCTCTACATGGCAGCAAGTAGGTATCGGACCTAACACCACAGATACTCTTACAAACAAGACTCTTACCTCCCCAAAGATTCTTGGACCAATGTACATCCAGAGCGGTGGCGGAGCTGGTGGCTTAAACAACACCATTACTGCTAATAACTCAACGGGTGTTCTTACTGTTAACTCTACTTATGGCGTAGAAATTGATGCCACAGGTAATATCAACCTTGGTCCTTCTGGAACAGCAACTGTAAACAGTGATGTTATTACAACTAACACCGCTTCACAGACAGTAACCAATAAGACTCTTGGCTCTGGAACTTCTCTTAGCGCATCTCTTAATGCTGGCGCTAATAAGATTACAAACCTTGCCTCACCAACAGCCTCTACTGATGCGGCTAACAAGGCTTACGTAGACGCAGCAGCTAGCTCACTTAACGTACACGGTTCTGTTGAGTACCTTATTGCAGGTGTTCTTGCTGGTACTTATACCGCTGGTTCTACTGGAGCTGACGGTGGTACTGGTGTTGGCGCAACAATTACTCTTTCTGCAACAGGAACGTTAACTGTTGACTCTGGCCCAGACCCACTACAAGTTAACGACCGTGTTCTTGTCGCGGGTGGTGTGACGGCTTACGCTGGCGCTTCTTCAATCGTAAACGGTATCTATGTTGTTACGAACAACGGTGCTGGAGCACAAAACATTGTTTTGACCCGCGCTACTGACTACGATAACCACGTAGCTGGTCAGGTAGTAGCTGGTGACTTCGTATTCGTTGCTTATGGCAATACCTATGGAAAGACTGGTTGGGTCCAAGTAAATGAAGGAAGCCTTACCTCTAACCCAGCAGATGGAATTATTATCGGAACAGACCCAATTGCATGGGGTCAGTTCTCGGGAGCTGGAACTTACACAGCCTCTAACGGTGTTGCTCTAAGCGGAAGTAACTTCTTCTTTAACCCAGCATCAGGTGGCGGTTTGCAGACAGGCTCTTCTGGAGCTTCGATTCTGCTTCCTGCAAACTCAGGTTTAAGCACCAGCTCTTCTGGTCTTGCTGTCGGTGCAGGTTCGGGCATTACGGTTTCTGGTGGCAACGTTTCGTTGACCAACAACTCAGTAACTGTTAACGGAAACACCGTAGCTCTTGGTGGTTCTACGACAGTCACCGCTACTACCACTAACGCCCTTACGCTAGGAACTGGCCTTACAGGAACCTCGTTTAACGGCTCCTCTGCAGTTACCGCCGCTATTGATACCTCGGTAGTTGTACGTAAGTATGCCGCCGCTGTAGGTGACGGAACCAGCACTTCTATCACGGTAACCCACAACCTTGGAACACGCGACGTACAGGTAACCCTCTACGATGCAAGCTCGTACGCAGAAGTTATGGCTGATGTAACGCATGCGACTACAAATACGATAACTCTGGCGTTCTCTGTAGCCCCTACATCTAGTCAATATCGCGTCGTAGTATTCGGGTAATAAATGAGTCGTAAGGCCCTAGTACCTGTAAACGTACCTGCGCTAGCAAGCGCTCCTACGTTACCTACACTTGTATCAGGCGACCTTTACTTCAACACCACTAACGCCACTCTTTACAGCTATAACGGCTCGTCATGGGTTGCGTCCTCTGGCTCATCTTCCGCGCCAACTATTTCTGATACAGCTCCAGTAAGCCCTAGCTCGGGGTCACTATGGTTCAATTCAAGCACTGGACAGTTATTTATCTACTACTCTGGATACTGGATTGAAATTGGAGCTGGAGGCGGAGCTGGGTCAGCCGCATCTGTGCCTTACGTTTATTATTTAGACGGAGGCTCCTCTGGTATTATTGGTGACATAGTTTATGACGCTGGAGCCGCCTCTAGTGCCGTAAATTCTTGGAACTACACGATTGACGCTGGCACCTCGGTATTGAGCTTCTAGGATAGGAATATAAATGACATCACGCCTACAACAACGCCGCGATTCTGCTGCTAACTGGACCTCAAATAACCCTACCCTGGCAGCTGGCGAAATCGGGTACGAGACAGACACAGCCCGTTTTAAGATTGGCAACGGAACAACCGCATGGAACTCTTTGCCTTACGCTTATGGCGCGGCTCCTGCGCTAACATTCAACGCCCAAACAACTTCTAGCTACACCCTTCAGGCCTCTGATGCAGGCGCGCTTGTAACCATGTCTAATACAAACCCTATTACCGTAACAATCCCACCTTCAGTATTCACCGCAGGTCAGGTCATTGACCTACAGCAAATCAACTCAGGTCAGGTGACTCTAGCTGCTGGTTCGGGGGTGACCATCACTTCTACTGGAGCTACCGTAGCCGCACCTAAGCTGCGCGTCCAGTACTCCGCTGCAAGCATTATCTGCACTGGAACTAACACCTTTACCGTACTCGGGGACGTTGCATAGCAAATGCCAGTCCCATTTATATTAAATGGCTTAGTAGCCTCTCAAATCTCAGGCCATCTCTACTCTGGCCCAGCAGGTGCATTTGACGCGCTAGGAAGTGTGACGGTTGGAGCTGGCGGGCAATCGTCTATTACCTTCTCGGCTATTCCGCAGACTTA